GTCAACTATTCCACCCGACATAATTGGTGTGTGGGCAGACAGAATAAATGTTGTTTACAATCCAGAATTTTTGACAGAAAAATCAGCTAATGAACAATTTATTGATCCACAGTTTCACATATTGGGAGGGGATAGGGATTATACAAATAAGGTAGAACAATTGTATAATCAATACAGTCTTTGCAATCCTTGTCCTGTACTGCATATGACAACAGAAGAAGCTAGTTTTGTTAAGTATACTATTAATAGCTTTCTGGCGACCAAGGTTACATTCTTTAATCAGCTTTACGACGCAGTGGGAGATACAAAAGCCAATTTCGCAACAATTATTAAAGCTGTAGGTATGGACAATCGTGTTGGACCTAGTCATACTAGGGTTCCAGGTTTTGATGGTAAGCAAGGATACGGAGGAGCTTGCTTTCCCAAAGATGTATCTGCTTTTACAAACTACAAAAAACAGTTGACGTTATTGAGGGAAGTGTCTATAATAAACAATAGTTATAGACAACAATATGAACTAGACAAAAGAGAGATAGAACAACATGTCAATTATGGACAAACTGAAGAAGAACTCAAAGATCAAATCGACGGATATCCTGTCTGACTCAAAGTTCTTTAATCAAAAAGATTTTACACCAACCGATGTTCCTATGATCAATGTTGCATTGTCTGGATCAGTTGATGGCGGCCTAGCAGCAGGATTAACAGTGCTAGCAGGCCCCTCTAAGCACTTCAAGACATCCTTTGCACTGCTGATGGCAGGGGCTTATCTAAAGGAACATCCTGACGCTGTTATGCTATTTTATGACAGTGAGTTTGGTAGTCCACAGAGCTACTTCGAACAGTTTGGGATCGATACAGATCGTGTATTACATACTCCTATTACTAATGTAGAAGAATTGAAGTTTGATATGATTGGTCAGCTTGAAGAGCTAGATCGTGAAGATGATGTTATTATTGTTATTGACTCTATTGGTAACATGGCATCTAAGAAAGAATTGGAAGACGCACAGAACGAAAAGTCAGTAGCAGATATGTCAAGAGCAAAGGCTCTCAAAGGCCTGTTCCGTATGACAACTCCATATCTAACAATGAAGAACATTCCATTGTTAGCTGTAAACCACACATACAAAGAGATTGGTTTATTTCCTAAAGATGTAGTTGGTGGGGGTACTGGCATTTACTATAGTGCAGACAATATCTGGATCCTGGGTCGTCAACAAGACAAAAAAGGCACGGAGATTCAAGGTTATCATTTTGTAATTAATGTGGAGAAATCTCGTTATGTTAAAGAAAAGTCTAGAATTCCTATCACAGTGTCTTGGGATGGTGGTGTCCGCAAGTATTCTGGCTTGCTCGATTGTGCTCTTGCTGGTGGGTATGTCACTAAGCCTGCTAACGGCTGGTATGCTGCGGTTGATAAAGATACTGGAGAAGTTGGACCTAAAGTACGGTACGATGTCACTAATGACAAGTCATTCTGGGATCCAATCTTTGCTAATACAGATTTTAAAGAGTTCTTAAAGAAACAATATCAGATTGGTTTCCAATCTCTTGTTTCCATGGATGATATTGTGGAGTGTGTTGATGGTTAAGATACCCGACATGTTTGAGGAGAATGTACAATACGAACTTATTCCTGGTGATAATGATCATTGGCACATTCGTATTAAAGAAGGTGAGTTTATTGAATCCGTAATTAGCTTTGGTAAGATTAGTATAGAAGAAGATTCTCCTATTATTAGCTTTGATCTCACATTGGAATATAGCCCTGACGAAGAGTTAATCCCGGATAATATAGATCTACAGAAATATGCAGGTAAAATATTAGAAAGTATTATTGTTAACAACCTAAACGAAGTGGAAAACAAAAAGCAATGAAAATATTAATATTTGGTTTGCCAGGTAGTGGAAAGACTACTTTGGCAAAACCTTTTGCTGATCTTATTGGCGGCGTGCACATTAATGCAGATGAAACAAGACGTAAGTATGATGACTGGGACTTTTCTTTAGAAGGCCGTATGAGACAAGCTGCCCGTATGCGTCATCTAGCTGACGGGGTTGTTCTTGCTGGCAAGGTGGCTGTTGCTGATTTCGTTGCACCTACCCACAAAGCTAGAGTTGAGTTTGATGCTGATTTTACTGTATGGATGGATACTATCAAAGAGGGTAGATACGAAGACACCAATGCAATGTTCGAACAATCTGCAAAAGTTGATTATCATGTAGCAAGTTGGTTTGATGATACCCACACACAACTTCTACCTCTAGTAAAGAAGTGGATGGAAAAAAATGTTTAATCCTCAACAACCAACTGTACAAATGATGGGGCGCTGGCAGCCTTGGCACAATGGCCACACAGAACTTTTTAAACGTTGCCATGCGATTACAGGGCAAGTATGTATACAGATAAGAGATGTTGCTGGTATAGTTGGTCAGGATGTTGGTTATGGACGCACAGTAGCCCAAGATGATAATCCATTTGATATGGATAAAGTTAAATTAAATATTGTAGCTGGACTTAAAGAAGCAGGGTTTACTTTAGGTGAAGAATATGTTATAATGGTGGTTCCAAACATTGTTGATGTTAGCTATGGTCGTGGTGTGGGATATACTTTCACAGAACATGACTTAGGTGAAGAAATACATAACATCTCTGCTACCAAGATTAGAGCGGAGATGCGTAGAGAAGGAAAATTATGAGTAATGTTGAACAAGTAATCTTACGCAATGTGTTGACAAATGAACAGTATATGCGTAAGGTTCTTCCTTTTATTAAACCAGAATACTTTCAAGGTGTATACAACCAGCTTTTTAAGGAGGCTGGTAAGTTTGTCGGCAAGTATAATAAGTTACCTACCCTAGATTCTTTTAGAATTGAAATTGATCAGTCTGATAGGTTTAATGATGATCAGTATACTGCGGCTATGGAATTGCTACCAAAGATCTTTGCACAAGAAGAATCTGATGAGAAGTGGTTGTATGATACTACAGAGAAGTGGTGTCAAGATCGAGCTATTCATAATGCTATTATGGAATCAATTAGTATTATAGATGGTAAGCATAAGAGTCTTACCAAGAACGCCCTGCCAGATTTGTTAACCAAAGCCTTAGCAGTTACATTTGATCCCTCTGTAGGCCATGACTATATTGAAGATGTAGAACAACGGTACGACTTTTATCACATGGCTGAAGAACGTATCTCTTTTGACCTAGATTATTTTAATAGAATAACTAAAGGAGGTCTTCCAAATAAAACACTCAATATATGTCTTGCTGGCACTGGTGTGGGTAAGTCATTGTTTATGTGTCATGTTGCTGGTAATGTATTAAACCAAGGAAGAAATGTACTATATATTACTATGGAGATGGCAGAAGAGCGGATAGCCGAACGGATCGATGCCAACCTATTGAATGTCCCATTGGACCAATTACAGCATATATCTAAACCAATGTTGACAAGCAAAGTTGAAGGCTTGGCAGCTACTCATAACGGTAAATTAATTATTAAAGAATATCCAACTGGAGCTGCTCATGCTGGGCATTTTAGAGCTCTACTCAATGAACTAAAACTCAAGAAGAACTTTGTTCCAGAAATGATCTTTATTGACTATCTGAATATCTGTTCTTCAAGTAGAATGAAAGGAATGGGCGGTGCAATCAACTCGTACACCTACATTAAAGCAATTGCTGAGGAACTACGAGGTCTTGCGGTGGAGTTTGACGTACCGATCGTATCTGCAACGCAGACGACTCGTTCTGGTTTTACTAGCTCGGATCCTGGGCTTGAAGATACGTCCGAGTCTTTTGGACTACCCGCGACCGCAGATCTCATGTTTGCCTTGGTATCCTCAGAAGAGCTGGAGGCGCTAGGACAAGTGATGGTTAAGCAACTGAAGAATCGATATAACGATCCAAACCATAAGAAAAGATTTGTATTAGGTATTGACAGATCTCGTATGAGGTTGTATGATGTAGATAATCCTGAAGAAGGTGTTGTGGATGATTCGCCTGCTTTTGATAAATCTAAGACCGCAGAACGATTTAACAACTTTAAAATGGAATAGAACATGGTCGCGCATCCAGATAATCATAGAAAGCTGTGGCTAGAGAAACTGGTCAAGGACAACAACTTTACTAGAGGGGCGGAATTGGGAGTGCATGAAGGTGTTACTTACAGACATCTGTTAGAGACATGTCCAACCCTAACCCTCTATGGTGTTGATCTGTGGACTCATAAACCCATCTTTATCAATTGGTATAAGCAGTTGGTTGAAGATTGTAAGACTAATAGCAACTCTATTATCTTACGAGAATCTACATTTACAGCTCATAGACACATTGATGATGTATCGTTAGACTTTGTGTTTATCGACGCTGATCATCGATATGAGTCCGTAAAGAAAGACATCATTAACTGGCTGCCTAAGGTCCGATCAGGAGGATATATATGTGGTCATGACATTAATCAATCATGGGTTAAACAAGCAATAACAGAAACAATCGTAACTTATGAAACCGGACCAGATCTTATCTGGTACAAACAAAAGTGAGGTACTATGAAGGGTATGACTAACGGTAAGAAGACTTCTATTGGCAAACGAAATATCAAGAAGTCTTCTATGAACAAATCAAAGAAACGTAGCTATAAGAAGAATCGAGGGCAGGGTTAATGCATGCTAAACTTATCTCCCATAGCCAACCCAGTTTTCGAATCCACACTGGCGAACTTGCAGCGCAGGGGCTTGACAACATCCAAGACCTCATCGCCTACGCAGCCCGTGTCTCCAATCCAGCCAATCAGGCTAACACGAAGACAACACCAAAGCTACTCGACTATCTCATTAAACACAAGCACTGGTCACCATTCGAAATGGCAAGCGCCTGCATCGAAATCGAAACCACCAGAGATATTGCAAGACAGCTCCTCCGACATCGGTCATTCTCATTCCAAGAGTTTTCTCAGCGGTATGCTGACATCCGCGATCTTGATGATAATTTTGTAGTCCGTGACGCTCGATTGCAAGATCCCAAGAACCGTCAAAACAGTATTGAGGTTAATGATCCAGAACTAGAGGATTCTTGGTGTAACAAACAAATGGCAGTAATCGAAACTGCAAAGATGGCATACAATTGGGCGATTGAAAATGGAATTGCCAAAGAGCAAGCCCGGGCTGTTCTACCAGAGGGAATGACTAAGTCACGATTGTATGTTAACGGAACTATCAGATCTTGGATTCATTACATTGAGCTTAGGTCTGCCAATGGGACTCAGCAAGAGCACATTGACCTCGCTCTCGTTGTTGCTGAGGCTATAGGAAAAGTATATCCAACTGTTGTCAATTTCATAAAGGAGTAGTATAATGTCTACAAGTCGTCAGAGAAAGATATCAACACATTATTCAGAGTGGGGAAAGGGTTACGCTGAGGTGTGGATGGACTTTAAAGAAGAAGTTGCCTTTATTAAGTATTATGACGATAATGATGTTAAGTTCTTTGAAGAAGAATTTCCCAACAAATCTATTCCATATGTTGAGGACGCTGCGCAGAACTGGGCTTTAGGAATAAAAAAATTAGAAGGAGACTTTCAACGTGCCTTATTGTAGTACAAAAACGTATGGCCATAACATTGGCCTTAGCGCTTGCTTCAGGCAACCAAACGCACACTCTCACTGTAAGTTCTTACATGGGTATTCATTAGCATTCAAGTTTACATTTGAAGCAAGTGAATTAGATGATAAAAACTGGGTAGTAGACTTTGGAGGCTTGAAGCCTCTGAAGGCATGGCTTGAAGATACGTTCGACCACAAGGTTGTATTGGATAGCAAAGATCCTCATCTTCCTAAGTTTGAGTTTCTGGCAAGCAATGGACTAGCCGAGCTTACGATTCTAGATGGTGTGGGTGTAGAGATGTTTGCTAAGCATGCATACAACTTTGCAGATAAGTTAGTAAGAGAAATGACAGATAATCGTTGTTGGGTTGTCTCTGTGGAATGTGCAGAGCATGGAGCCAATAGCGCTATCTACAATGCCACTAGTGGCATTGCATACAATGCTTAGGAGTTATTATGGTCAAAGCTATTCTCAATAAAAAGTTTCTAACTGTTCAAGCAGACTCAAGTGGAGAATTATTTCTTGAGTTTCCTGACGATTTGTTGGATACTATGAACTGGAAGCCAGGTGATACTATCATCTGGACCGAGCTTCCTAATGGTAATGGATATAGTGTAGAGAAGGCAAAGACACATGACGGATAAGAAATATACATACAGTGAAATCTTTCACTCGATCCAAGGGGAGGGGCACTATACTGGTGTCCCTACTGCCTGGATAAGATTCTTCTTGTGTAACTTACAATGTGATGGCTTCGGTCAGAAGTTTCCGACTAAGCCAGAGACATACGAGTTGCCTTATGCAGAGTTTGATGCATCTAAAGTAGAACGTGTTGAAGATCTTCCTGTGTGGGAGAAAGGGTGTGACTCGTCATATACTTGGTCTAAGAAGTATAAGCACTTGATGGGTCAAGCTACAGGACCTGAGTTGGCTCAGAAGCTCGTAGACATTATGAAGAATGAGCATAACCCAGAAGGTTGGTTCCGTCATCCTTTGTCTGGTCATCATAATCATTTGTGTATTACTGGTGGTGAGCCTTTGATGAAACTATCTCAGATGGCTTTCCTTGACATCTACGATGCATTGACTATTATGCCTGGTGGACCTATTGCAGAGACGTCTTATAACGCTGCAGAGAACCTACCTTCGTCGATTACATGGGAGACTAATGGTACACAGCGTCTATCAGATGACTTTGTTAAGCTGGTTAAGTCACCTCTGTTTAAGCCAGAAGCATTCTTCTCTGTATCACCTAAGCTATGGACTGTAGCTGGCGAGAAACGTGAGAAAGCTATCAAGCCAGAGATTGTTAAATCGTACTACGATGTGTCTAATAAAGGTCAACTAAAGTTTGTTGTAGGACCTGAGCAAGAACAATGGGATGAATTGGATGAGGTTGTTGACTTGTTCCGTGATGCTGGTGTAAAGTATCCTGTATGGATAATGCCCACGGGTGCCAGATTAGAAGAGCAAGAGCAGACAGCTGGTGACGTAGCCCGTATGGCATTTGAGCGGGGATACAACGTCTCTGGTCGTATGCATGTATATCTGTTTGGTAATGCAATAGGAACCTGACGATGAGTGATGATCTGGTGAAGCGGCTTCGGAACACCCCAAATTGGAAGCGGGAGGAATACGGCAACTACAAGTCCGCAATGGTGCATTATGACCGTGCACCGTTTGAAGCAGCCGACCGCATAGATGAACTGGAAGCAGAGAACGAAAAGCTTCGTAAAGGTCTTGAAATCTATGAACGTGAACGCATTCGTTTCAAACACGCCAAGGCAGAGATGACTGGTGAGTTCTTTATTGCTGGTTATCATGGTCCAAAGGATGATAATGTAATGCCACAGTTTATCGAGGTCTGTCCTGCATATGGTGCGGGATGGGTGATGATCTATGAAGACACTGGTCGAACTATTAGCTATGAGGGATCGTGATGAATAACTTCCACCGCCCTGACAACTGGGTAATTATCAAAATGAAAGGTGATGACCCTCACTATCGTGTACTGGCTGGTTGGTCAGGCGGTTATCTTGACGGTGACTCTTGGCGTATGAACAGTGGTATCACTGAAGTAAATGAGACAGATGATTACTATTATTTCAAGGGTTCTAGTGGGTCTGAGTATCGTTGTGGTAAAGGTTCTTACATGCTAAGGATGAACACTGCGGGCATCTGGTCACAACTGCAAGAGCTTCATGGCGATAAAGTTGAAATGATGCCAGAAGATACTGACTGGATCAATATGGATTGGATTATCAAATGAAGTTTACGCATCAACACAGTGACGGCACAAAGATTGAACTTGAGATGCCAGAACATGCGTCTATGGATAATGTTCTTGAAGA